TTATTCTTATCAGCAGTAGCTGGTGGAATAGGATTAGCATTATTAATTAAGGGTGATATATTATACGCTGGCATCGCATTCGGTGTAGGTGTAAGAGAGTTCTTACTAGCGTTCAAAGACGCATAACAATCAAAATAAAATATAATGGAAAAGAAAATGACCCAAGAGGAAGTTGACCAGCTGCGTGAACTTCAAAAGAAACTATTTGACGCAAGACTAGACCTAGGAGATGTGCAGGTAGCAATTTCAAGATTAGAAACAAAAAAGAAATCCTTAGTATTTGACGTAGAAACCAATTCAGCAGAGTTAGGTAAGTACCAGGATGGTCTTAATAAGAAGTACGGTGATAAGAAAGTAAACCTGGAGACAGGTGTGTTGTCGTAATGATTAGAAAGATATCTATAGGGACTGATTATAAATCTAGTGCCATGCATTATGTTGTGGGACAGGATGTGCTGGGTGGTAGTCATAAAATACATCACATAAGACAAGAATCAGATAATAGTATTAGGATATGGATTCTAAAAGGAGATGAGGTTTATCTCTGGAAAGAATTTAATGCTAATATGCCTGTATCTATCGAGTATAACATAAACTTTTAAGTAATGGAAGAAACAGAGTTAAAGATGAGAATAAAAAAGTTAGAAGAACTTTTAACGGGTGATATGATTCAGGACATGGATATTAAGGATGAGATTCATAATATTGAAATGAAAATAAACGGCACTAAACCTACAGACTCACACTTTGACTGCATTGGCTGTGGTTCATGAGGTCTACATTTCAGTTCTTAGTAAAACCAGTCGATGGTAAGAGATATAGTCACACTAAAAAAATAGGTGATAAAGATTTTATTGTTAGCTCATCACAGGAGGACCATAAGGCAACCAATAGGTTTGCTGAGGTACTGTCTATACCTATAACTTATGATGGAGAGATTCAGGTAGGCGACACGCTACTTGTGCATCATAATGTATTCAGGAAGTATTACGACATGAAGGGAAGAGAAAAGAGTGGACCCTCTTTTTTTATGAATGACCTATTCTTAATTGATTTTGACCAATTCTTTTTATATAAAACAAAGGATGGGTGGAAGGCTCCATCTCCGTATTGTTTTGTAACACCTATAGATAGAAAAGAGTCGTTATTAAAAAATAAAGACATAGAGCAAGAGCTAATAGGTAACATAAGATACGCTAATAAGGATATGGTATCTATGGGTTTAAAGGAGGGTGATTTAATATCATTTCAACCAGAGAGTGAGTATGAGTTTAATGTAGATGGAGAGAAGATGTACAGGATGTTTACAAAAAATATTTGTATATTACTATGATGGACATTAAAAAAATCAAGGAGGATATAATAAAAGCTGGTGAGTTAGCTGTTAAGCAGCTAGTAAAGGTAGCTAAGGAAGAGATTATAAAGCCTGACCCTGATGATGAGCTAGCTGCCGATAGATTAAAGAACGCAGCCGCTACAAAGAAGTTGGCTATTTTTGATGCCTTTGAGATTTTAAACAGAATAGAAGCTGAGAGGGCTATGTTAGAAGATAGTGGCTCTAGCACAAAAAACACATCTAGTGGTGGATTCGCAGAAAGAAGGTCAAGAAAATCTTGATTTACATAAGATAATAAAGTTAGATGTAACCACATCGACTATAACTACTAAAAACAAGGCTAAATCCTGGAAGTACGGATATAATGAAAAGTATGACGTTGTAATTATTTCAAAAGATGGAACGTTAGGAGAAGTATACGAAATAAATGGAATTAAAATAGGACTACCTAAAGCACCTACTGATTTAAAAAAAGGAAATAATAAGTGGGTTTCTGAAAACTATCCAAAAGAACTTAGCAAGATAAGAACAATTTTTGACTGGAACAAGCGAGATAACCTTTTTAAGGATAAATGGGTTGATTATATAGAATCAGAGTTCGATAGACGAGAGGATGGGTATTGGTTTACAAACAACAGTAAACCCACATACATAACAGGGTCTCACTACATGTACCTACAGTGGACTAAGATAGATGTTGGTAAGCCCGACTTTAGAGAATCTAATAGATTATTTTATATCTTCTGGGAGGCTTGTAAGGCTGACGATAGAAGTTTTGGTATGTGTTACCTTAAAAATAGACGTTCAGGGTTTTCTTTTATGGGTTCTGAGGAGTGTGCTAATATAGGTACAATATCTAAGGATTCAAGGATAGGTATACTGTCTAAAACTGGTAGTGATGCTAAAAAAATGTTTACCGACAAGGTAGTTCCCATTACATTAAATTACCCATTCTTTTTCAAGCCTATACAGGATGGTATGGATAGACCAAAGACTGAGCTTGCTTTTCGTGTCCCTGCTAGTAAGATTACTAAGAAGAATATGTATAACGCTGAAGAGGATGAGTTAGATGGTCTAGATACTACTATAGATTGGAAGAATACTGATGACAACTCCTACGATGGGGAGAAGTTATTGTTGCTAGTACACGATGAAAGCGGTAAGTGGTTAAAACCAAATAATATATTAAACAACTGGAGGGTTACTAAAACATGTCTTCGATTAGGTAGTAAAATTATAGGTAAGTGTATGATGGGCTCTACATCTAACGCATTAGACAAGGGTGGTGATAACTTTAAGAAATTATACGAAAGCTCTAACCCGTTTGAAAGAAATAACAATGGACAAACAAAGGCAGGCTTGTATTCCTTGTTTATACCTATGGAGTGGAACTTTGAGGGATATATAGATGAGTTTGGTATGCCTGTTTTCTATACACCTGAGAAACCAATAAAGGGAGTAGATGGAGCCTGGATAAAGACAGGTGTTATTGATTACTGGCAGAATGAGGTTGACTCATTAAAGGGAGATGCTGACGCATTGAATGAGTTTTATCGTCAGTTTCCACGAACAGAATCTCACGCATTTAGGGATGAGAGTAAATCATCTCTTTTTAATCTAACTAAAATATACCAGCAGATAGATTATAACGACTCCTTGATAAAGGACAGGTATTTAACACGAGGCAGCTTTCACTGGAAGGATGGTATTAAAGATACTAAGGTAGTATGGACACCTAACAGAAATGGCAGGTTCTTGGTTTCATGGATACCAGAAGAGAGATTACGAAACAATGTGTTCAAAAAGAACGGCAAGTATCACCCAGGAAATGAACACCTAGGTTCGTTTGGTTGTGACCCTTATGACATCTCAGGAACCGTAGTTGGTAAGGGCTCTAATGGGTCGTTACACGGGCAGACTAAGTTCAATATGGATAACTGTCCGTCTAATGAGTTTTTCTTAGAGTACATAGCTAGACCACAAACAGCAGAGATATTCTTTGAGGAGGTATTAATGGCTTGTATCTTTTACGGAATGCCAGCACTAATAGAAAACAACAAGGCTAGGATACTTTATCACTTTAAAAATAGAGGATATCGTCACTTTTGCATGAACAGACCAGATAAAACCTATAATAAGCTATCTAAGACAGAGAAAGAGCTTGGGGGTATGCCTAACTCGTCTGAGGATATAAAACAAGCACACGCATCAGCTATTGAGTCCTATATAGAGAAACACGTAGGTTTTGACATGGAGGGTACATACAGGGATTCTGAGGAGATAGGTTCTATGTTTTTTAGTAGAACATTAATAGATTGGGCTAAGTTTGACATCAACAATAGGACTAAACACGATGCCTCTATTAGCTCAGGACTTGCAATTATGGCAAATCAGAAGCATATTTACACTCCAACTAAAGAAGAGTCAAAAATATCTGTTATCTTTGCAAGATATAGTAACAAAGGAAACATAAGCCAAATCATTAAATAAATGAAGGAATCTACCATAGCAGTAAATCCTACTAATTTTCCCAATCAATTAGCAACTGATGCTCAGAAGGCATCGGAAGAGTATGGATTACAGGTAGGTAAATCAATACAATACGAATGGTTTAAGAGGTCAGGTAATAGTTGTAAGTATTACAATCAATGGGTTGACTTCCATAAACTAAGGTTATACGCAAGAGGAGAACAATCAGTAGCAAAGTATAAGAGTGAGTTAGCGGTAGACGGTGACTTATCCTACTTAAACCTAGATTGGACACCAGTGCCTATTATACCTAAGTTTGTGGATATAGTAGTAAACGGAATGTCTGATAGGTTATTTACTGTTCAGGCGTATGCTCAGGATGCTATGGCGGCTGACAATAGAAAGTCGTATCAGAACATGATAGAGGCAGATATGGTAGCTAAAGATTTCTTACTACAGAGCAAGGAGCAGTTTGGTATAGATGCATTCAATACAGCGGCTGAGGATTTACCTGCTGACGACCAAGAGCTCCAGCTACACATGCAGCTTAACTATAAGCCAGGGATAGAGATTGCAGAGGAAGAGGCTATCAACACATTGTTAGAGCAGAATCATTACGCAGATATCCAGAAAAGATATAACTACGACATAGCTACAGTAGGTATGGGATGGGTGAAGCACGAGTTCTTACCTAACTCAGGTGTTAAGGTGGACTACGTAGACCCAGCAACATTAGTATATAGCTACACAGAAAGTCCTACGTTTGAGGATTGTTTTTATTTCGGAGAAGTAAAGCAGGTGCCAATTACAGAACTTATCAAGATAAAGCCAAACATAACTAAGGAAGAGTTACAAGAGATTGCAGATACTAGCTCAGGGTGGTATGATTACTACGGTGTTACAAGACAGTATCAGAACGATATCTTTCAGAAAGATGTAGTTACCTTATTGTATTATAACTACAAAACAGATAAGAAGTTTGTTTATAAGAAAAAGTATTTAGAGAACGGTGGCGAGAGAGTTGTTCGAAAGGATGAGGGTTTTAACCCACCAGAAGGAACAGAGGAAAGATTCGAAAGGATAGAGAAAAGAATTGATGTGTGGTATGAGGGTATTATGATACTCGGAAGTAATAAACTAATTAAGTGGGAGCTTGCTAAGAATATGGTTAGACCTAAGTCAGCCTCTCAGTACGCACTACCAAATTACATAGGTGTTGCACCAAGAATGTATAAAGGAGTTGTTGAGTCATTAGTTAGACGAATGACAACCTTCGCTGATTTAATTCAGATGACACACCTTAAGCTACAGCAAGTAATTGCTAAGGTAGTTCCAGATGGTGTATACATAGATGCGGATGGTATTAACGAGGTGGACCTAGGAACAGGAGCAGCATATAATCCAGAGGACGCACTTAAGATGTACTTCCAGACAGGTAGTGTTATCGGTAGAAGCTTTACACAGGATGGTGAGTTTAACCACGGAAAGATTCCTATTCAGGAACTAAACTCCAACAGTGGACAAGCGAAAATGGCTAGTTTAATAAGTACCTACAATCATTACCTAGGTATGATTAGAGATGTAACAGGTTTAAATGAGGCTAGGGATGGTTCTACTCCAGACCCTAATGCATTAGTAGGCGTTCAGAAATTAGCAGCACTAAATTCCAACACTGCTACTAGACATATATTAGATGGTAGTTTGTTTATTACTAGAAAATTAGCGGAGGCATTATCTGTAAGAGTTGCTGATGTATTAGAGTATTCTGACTTTAGGGAGGAATTTGCAAATCAAATTGGAAAATATAATGTAAATATTTTAGAGGACATAAACAATTTGTATCTCCATGATTTTGGAATTTTTATTGAAGTTTCTCCAGATGAGGAACAGAAAGCACAGCTTGAGGCTAATATACAGATGGCACTTAGCAGAGACCAAATTACGCTTGAAGACGCTATTGACATTCGTCAACTTAAGAATATTAAGATGGCAAATGAACTTCTCAAGGTTAAGAGAAAGAATAAGCAGAAGCAGGATGTGGATAGAGAGAATGAGAAGATGCAGATGCAGTCGCAAATAAACATGCAGTCTCAACAAGCAGCTGCTGAGTCAGCGATGCAGCAGGCACAGGCTGAGATGCAATCTAAGATTCAGGTTAAGCAGGCTGAGATAGCATTTGAGATTGAGAAGCTGAGTGCAGAGGCTAACCTTAAGAAAGAGTTAATGCAGGTAGAGTTTAACATGCAGATGCAGATTAAAGGACAGGAAGCTGAGGCATTAAAGACAAGAGAGAATGAGAGAGAGAAAGGTAAGTCAGAAAGGATTAGCCAGCAGTCTACTCAGACATCAAAGATAGTTAATCAAAAGAAGAATGACCTACCGCCAATAGATTTTGAATCTAATGAGGATAGCTTAGATGGCTTTGATTTAGCTGAATTTGAGCCTAGATAAATATAAAAAAGTTTATTACCTTTGTAATCAGAGAATTAAATTAAATTAAAATATAATATAATGGACGGATTTAAAGTAAAAGAGGTTAGTGCGGAACCTGAAAAGTCAAAACAGCAGATAGAGGCTGAACTTTTAGAGAAGCACGAGCAACAGTTTGAGGATGTAGATGCACCTAAAACAGAAGATAAAGTAGCTGTAGATGAGCCAGTAAGTGAGAAAGAAGAAGTAGCTACCGAGTCAACAGAAGAGGTTGAACAAAAAGAATTACAAGATACTGACGTTCTTTCATACATAAAGAACAGGTATAAGGATAAAGAAATTAACTCTATTGATGAGTTGTTTGAGCAGAGAGAAAGTAATGAAGAGCTTCCAGAGGATGTCTCTACTTTCTTAAAGTTTAAAAAAGAAACTGGAAGGGGAATCAATGACTTTGTTAAGTTAAACAAAGATTTTGATAAAGCTAACCCAGACAGCCTCTTGGCTGATTATTGGTCTGAAACCAAGACACACCTAGATTCTGACGATATTGCGTTTGAGCTAGAGGAAAGATTTGGTTATGATGAAGAAATGGATGAGGAGTCGGAGATTAGAAAGACTAAAATCTCCAAGAAAGAAGAGCTTGTAAAAGCAAAGGAGTATTTTAACAAACAGAAGGAACTGTATAAATTACCGCTTGAGTCAAGCAGTGATTTTGTTTCAGAAGGGGAGAAGGAAAACTACAATGCTTACAAGAAATATGCTGAAGAATCTAAAGATTCGCAGCAGCAAAATTTAAAAAGACAGGAGTACTTTTTAGATAAGACTAACAAACTATTCTCTGATGAGTTCAAAGGTTTTGAATTTAAGGTAGGAGAGAGGGAGTTAACTTATAAGCCTGGTAATTCAGAGCAACTAAAGAAAGCTCAGTCTGACGTTACTAACTTTATTAGCAGTCATGTTAATGAGGACGGTTACTTAAAGGATGCTAATGCGTATCACAGAGCTCTATCAGTAGCGATGAATCCTGAGGCTTTTGCGAAGTATTTTTACGAGCAAGGTCAATCAGATGCAATCGGTGATGTAACTAGGGAGTCTAAAAATGTAGACATGCCAGTTAGAAAAGCATCAGAGAGTGTATCTAA